GTTCATCTTGTGCGGCGAGGTCTGCATTGTACGACGTGATTAAGTCATCTCTCAACCGCGCCATCTGTCCTCTGTAAGCAGCGGCTTCGGAATCTCCTAGTTTGCCAAGGCCTTGTAAACGAGAGACCTCCGCATCGATGTCCCCGCGAAGGGCGCTAAGTTGCGAGCGAGTCGCCTCGTCTCGGTTATTCAATACCGATAGGCCTGCGATGTCTCTAGCCTCTTGTCCGCGTGCTAACGCTAACCGGCTGGCCTCGGACGCGATAACGTTGTCATCTGCTGTTGGCTGCTTTTGACGGGCGGCCCATGCTGTGTCGTCCGCAAAGAGTGGTCTATGTAATTCGTCGCGTCCTAATGGCGCGTCGTTGTCAGGAGGGAACGCCGGTGTGGGCTGCGCTTGAGAGAGCGCCGGTGTGGGCTGCCCTTTACTATGCCGTTCCGGTGGACGGTCTCCGAATTTATGAAGATAGCCCTTAAAAGCAGGAGCGGGCCGCGGGTCTGTGAGGTCTTTTGCTCTAGTTGCGCTAGGCGCTAGCTCATTCGCGTACCTGTTAAAATTCGTGCCCAAGTCGCCCATTGCCTGTGCTGTCTGTTCGCCATACGACATTGGGCCATAAGTCGCTTGCATCTGACGCTGTAAGTTCGCCTTGTCGATCGCGTCAACGAAAGGCGTGTTTTTGTTGCCCTCAAAGTCTGAACGACGCGCCGCGTATTTAGCTGCCTCGAACATCGAGTCGTTCTCGTTCACCCACGAACCATGCGCTGGTCCAAATATATCGTGCTCAGTAGCGTTTCTAACGAAGTCCTCTGGTGACATGCCTAGGCGCACCGCCTGATTACGCACAGCCTGTGTGAACGGTAGCGCGCCGTTAGGGTCTCTTACGTTCGCATTTCCTGAGCTTACTACTCCTTCATTCTCTTTGTACATCTTAGCAAGGATCGCTCCGTCAGTCATCAAACGTGGCACGACCTCGCCTACGGTGGCTCCGTTCGCTAGTGCCGTAGCAAGCATAGCCCGACCGTTAGGACTATCTAATGCGCGCAGCACATTAGAAGCCGCGATAGACTGTTGGGTAGGCTTGCCGTCAGCCGACATTGCGTTAGCTGTTTTCTGTAAGGCTTCGTATGTAGAGTCAATGCCTTTCTTTAATTTATCATCTACCTTTACCTGATTACCATACTGCGTATTTTCCATTTGCGACTGCTGATATACTGTGGGGGGTTTAGGAGTGGTTGCCGTACTGCCGAAAATACGCAGTAAAGCCGCAGCCTTGGTCGGACTGACTATCGCCAACTGTGCTAACGCCATGCGCTGTTGTTGGGACAGGTTGGCCACTGTCGGCTGGTAATACTGCTGTGTGGGCGCCTGATCGTCGTATTGTTCATCCATGTTATTGCGCCCCCATGCCGTTGTTGAAGTTGAACTGGTAGGGGTTATGGCCAGGCGCTCCCAGGATGCTGTCGAGCTTGGTAGTCAGATCGAATAAGCGTGATCTCGCGTTGTCTGGCTGCCCAGTTCCTCCTGGATTACCAAACGCCATGTTCGCCCACTTCATCTCGTCATTGTATTTCCTGGCGCCCAATGACGCGTTCTGTCGCGCTGCATCCGCAGTAGCCTGGCTAGCCCGGGCGTGTATCATTGCTGCCATATTAGCCGGCGCATTAGGGTCCCCTTTCTGAGCTAGTTCGCCGTTATAGTAGTCAATAGTGCCTTGTGTGCGGCGTGCGCTGTCAGTTAACTCGCGATCTTTGAAAGTCTTATAAGCGTCGAACTCGCGGGCGTCCTTTTCCTTAGCGTACGCATCTTGTGCTTGTTGATGTTCAATGTCTTTATACGTTTTATACAGATCGGCGATGCCAGCTAGTGGCGAATACACTGGTAGGTTAGGTATTGCATATACTGCCATGTTATTTATCCTTCATTGCTAATTATGCCTTCAACTCTTTGACGGCATTTACTAATAACCCTATGACGGCAGTGTAATTAACCATCAACACCCCGTCAACCTAATTAACTACCTTTTAGTAGCTTACCCCTATAACGCCAGGTACGCCATCATCCCCAGGGACGCTGCTGTGCCCATCATCTGTGACTGCTGCGCAGCGGCTGCTTGGGATTGTGCTTGGTCTGCCGCTGCCTTCTGTGCTGCTCTTGCTGCAGCGGTGCGCGCAGCAGAATCCATCCCATCCATAGACTGCGTCGACAAGTTGCGTCCTAGCGAAGCTAGGCCGCCTAGTGTGCTCTGGTTCTGGTCATACAAAGACTGTGACAACGTATTGCTAACGTTGGCCGTCTGCGCTGCATTGCCTAACTGCATCTGGCGGTTCATACTGTTCTGGACGCGGGGGTCTTGCGCCATGCCATAGCGATCCATGCTACGCTGTTGGATTCCGGCTAGGTTGTTTTGTTGCCGCCCTAATGTAGCCAATACACTATTAACTCGTGGAGCCGTACTTCCAGTTGCTCCGGCTATCAGGTCATTCTCGAATGGTACGTATTTCTGTTTGTAGTAGTCGTACTGTTCACGAGCGGTTTTTGCAATCCACTGGTCTGCTGGGTTTGTTGCTGTTGGGGGTTTCGGCATTGCAAATAAACCTGCCCCAGTAATACCTGCTAGTGGTGCATCTGCATTACTACTGCCGGAAACGCCATAAGGGTCGCCGCCTAGCGGGTCCACAAAGCTAGCCCCATTAAAAGTCCCTTGCGCCGCAGACCTTACCGGGTCAGCAAAACTACTGAAATCAAAGCCCATGCGTTATCTCCTAAAAGACCCAAAGTTTTGTGAATCAGCGTACCTGCCCAGCGCTGGTAGATTATATCCGTCCAATACTCCGCTGCTCAGGCTAGTCGCCGGCGTTTCCGCCGGTTTGTTGGACAACAGCTTATTATACGCCATATACTGAGTTCCTAGGCTGCCTAACGCGCCGATGTTAGCAGTTGTTGCGTTTGTGTTAGCAATATCCCTGGCCACGTTAGTAGCGTAGTTACGGTTGGCTTCGTCTGCATCGTACTCCGCTACAGACTTAAACGCCCCCATACCCTGGCCGCTAATGCCAGCGCCCATCTCTGTAAGACCTTTTGCCTGCTTCAGATAGTTAGCACGCTGTCCAGCATACTGCTGTGCGATGCCATCTGCGGACATATCATTTGCGCCGGCGTACGCAGATAGCATAGCTAACGGTGAACCGCCGCCTGCCATTTGTCTTGCTGCCGCCAATGACGCATCGCCCATCTGCTTAGAGGCATTATTAGTGGCTTTAGCCATCGCCTTCGCGTAGGCGTCACCGGAGTCTAATACCCTAGTTTTCTCCTGGAGCGCCGCTTCGACAGGCATATACCTGTTGATAAAATCATCCCACTTATCAGAGGAAATCTTTGCATTAGTTATTTCTGCGTCCGTTGGTCCGGGAGGTGTATAGCTGCCGCCGCCGCCTTTGCTCATTTCCATATTCCTAATTGTAGAACTTGATCTGGCTTCATTCGGCGTGACCAGCCTTTACGCTGTGAAATACCGATGATCTTCTTTGCGCCTAACGTAGGAGCTAGGTCTTTAAGAAAGGTAATAAAGTAATCTGTTGCCTTAGTATGGCGCGGCTTTACATACATTGCGATAACGTGCATGTTCCTATCGACGTCGTAGTTTGCTACTGCCACTTGGTATAGAGTAAAACCTACTGGCTGGCCGTCGTTATCGTATACGAATAGGTTGCGAACTTTGGCGTTTACACAGTCATTTATAAGGCGTTCAACGTCCAGATCACCGCCAGAGTGTTCGCATACTGAGCCTAGCCCGGTAGCTAGTAGCTCGACCTCTGGAGCAGGTAGCGATAAGTCTACTGCCGCAATGAAGTGTGTTCCGTTGGTATATATCATCAGTAACCCCCGTAGGTAGCTACCAATGCGCCGTTGTTCTTAGGACGTTTTACGCGGCCTTTAGCATAATTAAGTCCAGCCAGCCAACGGGTTTCGTAATACGATGCTAACTTAGGCTCGCCGAAATCAGTCGGGGTTGCAAGTACGCGAGATAAAGTCCCATCTACTAGGATGTCTCGATAAAGTGCGAAAACATCGTCCGGAATGCTTGAGGTGTTTGGCGCCATAGCACAGACAATGCGCGCTAGCCCGTTCTCTGATATGGCTGGTGTGGGATACACCGTGAGCGTGTCGCTGCTGGTCTGGTTATACACGCGGGGGGTGCCGGCAGAGACCTCTGGTTGAATAGCGAAAACATCGTCCGGCATGGTGTCTAGTTTTCGAGTAGATAGCGTCACCCATGCGGTGCGTACGACGATAGCGCCGGTAGGCGGGACTAACTGTATCTCATTGTCATTAGGTGACACGTCAATATCTGTGTTTACCTGCCACACCTCGGCTTCTAGACAAAGCGTCTGAACTGTGTCAAATAGAGCATTCTCCACGATGAAGTCTGGCGCCTGTTTAGCAATCAACAGTATCCGCGGCAAGAGTGCATTTATATCCTTCACATCACATACCTTTCATCTGGCGCTGTTGCGCTGGCGATAAGGCCTCGTATTCTTCCTGTGATTGTGGTTCTGCCTGTTCGTTCTGTGGACCCTCCGCAGCCTCAGCACGGATCAATTCTGAAAGCGCGGTGAGTACCATTCCGACTTGTTCAGGCGGAACCCCTGTCGCTTGGGAGATTTCATTTATCATCTTTAGTAACCTTTGTTTCAGCTTTTACAGCTTTGACGTTAGGTGTAGTATCTACGACAACGGCGCCTGCTTCACTGGCGGCGGCTAGAATGCTATCAGGGATTTCAGTAGGTGTCGGTCCAATGACAACAGTCATAAGGCCTAGAGATACACATATTTCTACTGGGGCGGTTACTAATGCCATGTGATTATTCCTTTAAGAGGTATTACCATAAGTTCGTTATGGCAATACCCCCTATCGCTAGGGGGTAAGGCGAATGTCGATTAGATTCCTAACGCGACATACATTACAGACACACCGAAGTCTTCGCTAGTGTGGGAATACGTGCTTGTAAATACAGGCTTACGCATACCAAACATCTTACCGATAGACACACCGAAGTTGTTACCGTAGTCCTGTTTTTCTTCTTCCCAGTATGGAGCATCAATGTCAGCGAACGCTAACGCTTGTGCACCACAGATCAGAACATAAGCACCTTCAACAGTACCAGAAGAACCGAACTTAGAACCGCTAGCGGCGCCCAAAGTAGTTGGAGCATAGACTGTTTCGTGTACAACCAATCCGTCTACTGTAGGGATACCGCCTTTGAAGATTTCGCTGTCACGACCTACTGCCGCTGCTGCTGCACGTAAGTTAGCCAAAAAATCCGGGTCTAACTTCAGGTTAGCCATAGAGATCGGGTCGATGAACACATGGTACGTCTCTTTACCATTGATACGGATGCCTTTGATACGTTTAGATACCATGTGAGCCTTAGCCATAACTAACGCTTTATAGGTGATCTTGTCGCTAGTCGTGACATCAGACGTAGCCGCCGAAGTAACCAACTTAGAGCTAGCTGCGTCCCAACGAAGGCGACGTAACGCCGTAGGCGCAGTAACAGTGGCAGCGAACTCTAACAAGTTAGCTTCACCGACGCTGCGCGTAGAACCATCTAGGTTCATCGTATATGGGATACCCGCTAGAGTCTGGAACGACAATTCGTCGACGAACTTGGCCATGTTGTATGCCAAATGGTCTTTAGCAACCTCACGGAATTTTACAACCGCTTTCTGGTCAGACATACGGCCTTTGTTAGCGTAAGCCATACGGTACTGGTCAAACACGACTTCCATTTCTTGAGTGGTGATCGTATCTTCCTTACCGCGTAACATGTTATCGCCGGCCACACCACCAGATACTTGGTTAGGTACTAACGTGATTACTGCGCGGTTACCCTTGTTAGTAGCCTTCAATTCGCTTACGCGTTGAATCATACTGTCAGGGCCTGAGCCTAAGAAGTTGGTTACAAATGATTGGTTACGAACTTCTTTCCAGAAGTCAAAAGACCATGTACGTAACGCCGTAGCTGGTAACGCACCGAAGTCGGTACCAACAATGAGAGGTAAATTCGCCATAATAAGTTCTCCTTATGTAATTGGCTTGAAAAAACAATAAAAAACTTGTGTGGACAAGCCACGTTTTCGCTTTGTTTTTACGCGCCAGCAACGCGAGGGAGACCTTATTTTTGAGAGGGTGAGGGCCTCTTGGACTTACACGGTATCTATTCTTTTTAACGCTGTTTAAGGTCGCAGCGTACCTTGGCGATACGTAGGAAGTTCCTATTACTGTCTTTATAACATAAGCCCTCCTAGTTGTCAATAAACTGACTAAATAAAAAACCCCGCTAGTGCAGGGTTTTAATCTGTTAACGGGGAAGGACGGAAGTTACATGCCCTTCAGTCGAGCGATAACATCCTTGGGTAGGTTCTCATAGTCCTCATAACTCATGTTAGAGATGTCTGGCAGTGCACCTGGTTTGCCTGCTGACCCTACTGAACGTGAGCTAGGCGGTTGTTGCACAGTCGTTGGTGCGCGCTGGACCGTCTGTGGAACCGCTGGCGCCGCCTGTGGTGGTTGGTTAACTTGTGCGCTCTTTGGTTGAATACCGTACGCACGTGTAGTCAACTCAACGGCGCGAAGCATAGCGTTTACCTGTGGGTGACCTGCGGCAATCAAGCCTTTAGCAACTTCATACGCCTGCATTGTCGCTTCTTCGTTATACTCTGGAGCGTTTTCAACGAACTGTGGGAAGTCGGCCAACACGTTGTTCAGGGTTTGGTTAAAGCGCGCCTGCTCCTGCTGTGCCGTAGAATATTGTTGGGTCTCTTGCATAGCACGCCCAAGAACTTCTCTCTCGATCTCCGCGCGGCGCATGTTGTCCATCACATCGGACAGTTCTTCGGCCTTGTCCATATCACCTTCTAACAAGGCTGCGTGGTACTGTTTGCGTAGGTCTTTTACACTAGGCGCCTGCGGCTTCTGCTGTTCCTGTGGTGCGGCCAACTGCTGTAACGCTTCGCGCATCAAGCGGTTTTCTTCCGCTAGGCGTTTAGCTTGTTCTTCCGCTTCACGCTTTCTCGTGTTGACCTCGTCGAACCGTGCTTTAGGAATACGCTGGTCGGCTACTGCGTCCGCCGTCTGTGTGTCGTGTGTGTTTGTATTATCCGTTGCTGGCGCCGGCTCGCCGGCTGCTGCTGCGTCTGCTTGAGGCGCATCCGTTGGCGTACTTTCTACGGGTGCTGCATTATCAGGGGTTTGTGGCGCTTCTTGTACCTCTGCCTCTGGTGCAACCTCCGGCTCAGGAGCTGTGCCAGCATCTGCTGCGGGGTCCACATTTTTAATAGCATTTTCTTCTTCCGTCATCCAGTCACTCATGACATTCTCCATTATGTTTAGTCAATAGTCTGTCACGCAACTCCTCGAAGTTGTCGGGGAGCGCTGTGCTCTTTTTGAGGTTATCCTTAGCCCAAATAGGCATAAGGTTACTCAAATCATTTATCACCTCTGGGCGATGAATACCGTTCACAATAAACCACCGCAATGGAATTACGTGGTCGATGTGGATTTCGTCAATAAGCTCCCAACACATGCCGTCGTGGAACGATCGTTCTACGTGCTCCATGAACTCAATATGGTCGTAACCTAAAATAGCGCGGACCGGTAGCTTAGGACGTGGCACTTTCATAGCGCGGAACGTGCGCCCAATATTCTGGCGCACCGTCCACTTGGCCCATACCCTGTTGTTTCCCTTGCGTCGAACTTGTCGTTTCTTACGCTTGGGTTTGGTGACTTCTTCCGTCTGCATTTCTGTCATTCTACAAAAGGCGAAAGCCCCATGTTAAGACGTTGTTGGGCAAAGTCTCTGGCTTTTTCATAGACGTCATTCGGCACCTGTGCATGTTCGTTTGCTGCACGCTTCAGGTGCATAAGCTCCATAGGTGTTAGTGTAGGAACGAAAGTAGGGAAGCCGATATAGCGATTAGTGCCGAACTTCTCTGCTGACGAGTATTCGCCAGCCACCTGTCCGTTTGGTAATTGCATGATGCCTAACCACCCATCGCCTTTCATACCAGCCCCGTCGTAGGTATTGGTGTTGTCGTTGTACCGCTTACCGTACAAACCTAACTGAGCCAATGGGCTTAGTTGTCGTACTTCATCTATCTTAGCCATTAAATGCCCTCCGTGTCCTCTATCATGAGTACTAGTAAGTACCTGCCTTGTTAGACTGCTGCTGGTCATAGCGGCCTGTATGAGCTTGGCTCTCGCGCAACTTATTAGCCGCTGCTTGTAGACGAGCGATTGCCAGCTTGGTCTCGTTCTTGCCTTGGTCAGTCGCCAACTGTGCCTGAGCCTTAGCCACTGTGCCTTTGTAGTTGATAGCGGCGTCGAGAGGCGCAGACTGCGCCTTGGCCAAGTTAAGCTGGGCTTGAGACTGTAATTCTTGAATCTGTGCTTGTAGTTTGCCCATCTCGAGCTGGAACTGCTGCATCTGCATCTGCTGTTGCATCTGTGCCTGCTGCTGCTGCTCTGGCGTAGGCTGACCCATGCCCAACTGCTGACGGATACGTTCCGCCACTTCCTGCTTACGAGAGAAGGTAGATAGCTCAACAAGGATGTCTGGAGGGATAGGCACGCCGGCTTGGACTAACTGAATTGCCTGAGCAAACTGTGTGTCCTCGAACGTAGCACGGCTTGGTTGTGATGAAACCACAACGTCATAGGTACCGACCGTCAGGTCGTTGATAATACGCCCAGTAACAGGATCTGGCTGGTTGACCGCTATCTGTTGTTGCTGTTGAGGGGCCGCATTAGTCTCATCGGTCGTGATACGCAAGATACGTGTGTCTGTGTAGAACGTCTGAATAAGGCGGATTATGCGCTTGCCTAAAAGCGTACGTGAGTAGTCTAAACTGTCAAAGATAGGCTGTAGCTGTGTCAAGTTCTGATTAACACGGCTCTCTAAGGCTATGCCAGATACTTCAGGACTACCTTCACCTACCATGTAGTCTGATACGCCGCTGATGCGTTTCAAGAAATCCTGCGATGATGACGCAAGATTCATCAGACCAGTAGGAATCTGGTTGGGCTGGATCTTGGTTAACTCTTTGTTAGGTACCTTAACGACGACCAAACCTGTTTTGGAGCCGTTAGCTGCCAATTCCTCTGGTGTCATGTTGGTAACTGCGCCCTCGTCCATGACCCAGCCGCTATTAGCAGTGGTGTTAACGACATGTAGGGCTTGGCTAGATAACTTGTTGACCTGTTCCTGCGCGTCTAATAGGTCACGCACCACGCCTAATGGCTTACCACGGCGGAACTGCGGGAAATAAGGAACCACTGTGAAATGTTTATAAGGTGACCAGTCGTCGAAAAGCACGACGCCAGCGGCTGTGATCGTCCAACGAACCTTGCGTTCTTCTTTAGTGATCACACGGTTTCCAGTCAGCTCCTCAAAAGCCGCAATATCTTCCGGAGTAGCGTCTGCTGGTACCGGTGTCTCCTCGCCAGTAGCGGTGTTAACCGCTACCTTGTATGTGTCCATACGGAAGTATTGGCGTTCGATCACGCGGATGCGACGTACATCTCGGTCGCCCGCTGGTATAGAACCATACTGGAAACCATAGTCCGGAACACCGAAAGTGTTACGACGAGAATATTCAACGAAGTTCACACCGAAAGCGGAGGTTAGCGCGTTTTGACGTGCTTCCTCCGCCTTCTCATCCCCATATAGAACGCTTAGGTCGTCCTTGCTCATCCATTTGGTGATGTACACCTCGCGCCATGAGTCCGGGTCGTATTCTTTGGCTTGCGGGTCTACCACCACTTCTTGTGGGTCGATGGACTCAATACAGATTAGCCCTTGCGGGTCCTCGTCGTAGTCCATGCGAACGTCAAAATATCCTCGGTCAGATACCACGCCATCCGTGAAAACCATTCGTTCGACATGATCAAAGTTGTTTTGGTCGCATACTTGCAGTAGAACTTTATTGAGCACATCTGCGATCTGGTCGTCGCCGTCTGAGCGTGGTTTGATGTTAAACGATGCACGTTTGTTGATATACTGGCCGAGAATTGCAGAAACCGTAGGGCGAATTAGATTCAATGTTAGGGCTGGACGTTTCGTATCAGCCAACTCTTTCAGGTCGGCCTCATCCCACTGTTCCCCCGCGAAGAACGACTCACAACGATCAGCATCGGCCATCCATTTCTGGTGTTTTGCGTCGTATGCGCGTCGGAAACTCGCCATCTGGTTAGCGGCTACTTCGTCTAGGTTCGTGGGAAAGTCGTTCTGGTTTACGTCCATTTCTAGGCTCTAGGGTTGATTATGTCCTTTATAACACGCGGCCCACTAATATGTCAATAGTCGGCTACGTGTTTCCATTTGCGCCGTTTATGGATTAGGCTTACTAGCTTGTGCGATA